GTATAATTTCCCATATTGCTCAGCTGATTCGAGGCATTTGCCGCATACGAAGTCAAATTATTTAAGGTTGTATCATAATTGCTTGTGTCATAATTATTCAAATAGGCCAAAATATTGTTTTCGGCACCGCTTGTTGATGTCGAAGCATATCCCGAACCCAAAACTTTTCCAATTGCTCTACTCATTTTCTATCTCCATTTGTTTTCCGATTTTAACATTCCGTACAGATAACAATCCGCACCGTCATCCCGATATTGCCGCAACAATCCCTCCTGTTTGAATCCCAGTTTCTCCACCAGTTTCAAACAGGAATCATTGTCGGTATTCACCAACAGACTAATGCGTTGAACCTGCAACATTTCAAAGGCCAGCCCAAACACCTGTTTCAACACCCACCTTTGACACCACCGCTTGTTCGTGGTATAAATGGTCCACCAAACATCACGTTTCGGCCGAATTTGATGATAAATCAATCCGCCGATAAGCCTGCCTTGCCACTCAAACCCCACACAAAACGATTCTTTATCCAACCAGTCGGTTGACCACCCCAACCCCCGGCACACCCACTCGGCAATTTGTCCTTGACAATCCGTCACCACCCTACAAAATTCCGTTGGCAACTTCATAGCGCACCCCCGTGTCAAACCATTCAATCAAATTGCCGCGGGTTTTCGTCTTGAATACCACACTGGCTTTCACGCCCGTTGCCGAATTAGCCACCCATTGCGAACGAATACGCCCCTGCAAAGTCTGCCACTTGGTCCCAATCTGATTGCTCAAACTCGACCACTTGACTTCATTCCACCGTGTCACACCGCTTTGCCCCACATTTTCGGCATAATTCAGATTGTTTTCGGCAAAATCCATATCCGTATAAATCACCAGAGCATAGGCCACCGAAGCCTTGGTTCGCGGATTAAGCAGCTGAATTTTTTTGAGCTTATCCACCCCAAAATTATTATAGGCTTGCCGAACCTCACCGCAAATATAGTTGCCGTCATCGGAATAGCCGTCATCAAAGCGATACACCCCGTAATCACCGCCAAAATACAGCCTTTCGCCAAACAACACCCAACAGCGCGCTTTCACATTGGTAAACCTGCACCAAGCACCGGTATTCAAATTGATAACATGTTGCTCAAACAAACGCCCGTTCGGCACGTTAAACAAGGCATAGCCACCGCGCGGATAAATAATACCCTGCCAACCGCTTTTATTCCGATTAGCTGCTGTCCGCTCCAAAACCAAGCCTCTGATTTTGTCCGAAAAAGACACCGCCGACACGCCGGCCTGATTCAACGGCAACACCTTGGACAGCGGCACATAGCCGTCTTCCGTCACAATCACCGCATCTCCTTGATAGGAAACCACACACCGATACCCGAGCGGCTTAGGAATTTTGTAACTGCCTTTTAGGCTCCAGTCATCGGCCGAATTGGGATTGCTGCCGCCATAGACCAACGCCTCACCCTCCGAGGTTAAAAAGACCGTCAAATCGTCCATACCGGCACCACCGTCTACCGTCCAACAACACACGGCTTGCAAATAACCGCCATAGCGCACCACCTGCTCCAAATCAAAGCAATATAGTTCGCCGGCAACATTTCCGGCCTCTGCCGCATACCAAACTTTCAAGCTGCCCTTTTCGACAAACCACAAAAATTGCTTTGATACCGCACCGGTCACAATTGTTTCGGCCGTCAGTCCGTCTGCTTCAAAATTCCAGTCGGCAAAATGCTCCACCCCGTCATCATCCACATAAAATTCTTTGGGCGTATCATACCCGTTCAAAAAATACAGATGATTTTTGTATTGCACGGTTTGGCACGCATCTTGCGTAAAATTAACATTCTCAAAAACCGACACTTTCTTTGCCGAAGTCAGGTTATAGGCTTTGCCATCCGAAATACCGATAAACTTTTCCGTACCATATTTTTTATAAACCGCCAAAGTTGCAAAAGCCGTACCTGTTTTCACATAAGAGGTATAGCCTTTCCTCAAGCTCAGCTTGGTATCTCCCGGAAAATAATTGTCCATCACAATGGCTTCGCTCTCGGCCATTTTATCCAAACTGTCGCGCACATTCAAACCACCGCACGGAGCAGGCAAAGTATAATTCAGCGACTTGTTGACCCGATTAACAATGCGCAGAGACATAAATTCCGTTCCTTTCACATCCAAAATTTTCGATGCCGCCCGACAAATCAATATCGTGGGTTGCCAACGTGCTGCCAAAACGCTTTTTAAGTTCGCGCTCATATTCGGCAAATTCTTCGGTATAATCCATACCGTTGCGCTTCAGCCACCGCCACCAAATTCCCAACTTCACCAAATAGGCATCAAATATCGGAATATCGCTGTTGGCTGTCACAGTACTTTTTTCAGTATAACCCGAGTTGTCCAAACACACCGCATTAGAGCGATATTGAAACACCACCTGCAAATCATCCGGCGGTGGTGTCAAAAATTTTATCATCCCGTTTTGCAGCTTAAATTTGACGGCACAAGACGGCGCATAAAAATATTTTTCCTTCATCCACTCCTGTGGTGTAATCGCCCCCACAACCCGTTCACGCAAATCTTTGATATAAACGGTGTTGTTCAGCAGGCTGAAAAAGTCAGGACAAATCTCGTCAATCAAATAGTTTTCACGTCCGGAACTTGTCCGAAGCACCCCCTCTTTAGTCAGTTCCGGCCAATCGCCATAACGCAACAAACTGTCCAAAGCCGACTTTACCACGCTCAAAAACACACTGTTTTGCTGCGAGGTCGTATCAAACAGATCATCCGGCCTCTTAACCGCCGCCAAATCCGCCACTTCGCAGCAAATATCCAAAATCGATTTCATCGTTTTGTTCTCCCGTTCACAATGCGTTTCAAACGTCCGACTTCGGCTTCCAACTCACCGATTTTGCGCCGATACCGTGTTTTTTCCGCCTCCCAATCCGCCGCTTGCTTCATCGTCTTGCCCAATGTCATAAATTTCTGCGCCAACTCTCTTTCCTGAACCAACGACAAATTGCGTGCATGCTCATCACTCAACGCGGCCAAAGCCTCAACCGTAAAAATTCCCCGATACTTACAGGCTTCCACCTCGCCCACCGTCAAAAAAGCAAATTGCTCCAAAGGCGTTCCGTCAGACACCTGTTTTTTAGACAGCTGATAACGCGCATATTCCACAGGAAAACGCCTAATTTTTTCATCCGTTGCCGGTTGATCAAATACTTCCGTTGTGTTGTCTTTCAACCTGATTTCACAATAACAAACCGTCTTAAACACCGGCATACCGTTATCATCAACCGCTGATGTTTTAATCGCCCGATCATAAAAACGAGCCATAACGCCGTCCGAAACCTTTTGCGCATTTTGTTCAATCAAATTTTGATAAATGGCAAAATCCATTTTCTCCTCCCTTTTCTCAAAAATCCGTCCTTCAACCCAAAGAGGGGCTTCAAACAAAGCCCCTCTTTTCGTATTCATCCGCTTGCTTTATCTTATGCGGCAGCCTGATTAATCAACACACCCTGCACGGCCGCATTCGACATCGTCAAATTGCCGGCCCAACCGATAATCCGATACATTGCATCCTGATTAATCGACAACCGATCACCGCCAATCACGCGCATGTTGCGATCTTTATGCGGACGCAAATACAAATAATTGGTGTTCAAAAAGTACATATGATCAGCCGGACAATGACCATCCTGCCCACCTTCATAAATCACATCACAGCCCTTAAATTTAAGGTTTACAAAACCGGCATCGGCCAATTTCGGATCACTGTAACGCGCCATAGGTTGCAAAGACTGCTCATAAAGAGCATACATTTTGTCGGATGTCACAATCAAATCGGGCTTGTCATTACCGCGCGAACAACTTAAATACATTTCATTCATCGTCTGCAAAATATTGTCCGAAGTCAAATTTTCCACGCTCTTTGACTGATTACGCCAAAACTCATTGCCCGAAGTCGCACGGTTAATATTACCCACCGTACCGTTTGTCGGATCATCGGCCACCAACAACTTTAAGCCGCCGATAGACTTACCGTTCGAGGCCGTACCGTCGCCGTACAAAGCAATAGACAACTGATTACCCATCGTGTTTTCGGCATTTTGAATACGTTTTTCCATCAAATCCATCACGCGTTCCGAACCCGAGTTTTTAAGCAAATCTTCACCCGAAATAGCCACCGGCACCGCTGCCAGTTTCAAAGCATATTCCGCCGCCGTAAACAACTGCTTCGGCGTATAATTAATGGTATCATAGCCCGAATACCACACCATGTCCCCTTCGCCATATTCCAGTTCTTCCAAAATTTTGGAACCGCCGGAGATAGGGCGAATTTTATTCTTATCTTTCAATCGTCTGAGCAACGCATTGTGTTGCGACACGTTGTCAGCCAATTGCGCCGTGCGTGATTCCAAAGTCGAGGTAAAAATATCATCATATTCTGTCATTTTCATTTCCTTAAAACAAATACAATTAACCAATCAATCAGTTGTTGCCCGAAAGTGCTGCAAACCGCATCTCAAGTTCTTCTCTCAAGCTCAAATTTTTTGGCAACGGTTGGGCTTTTCCTTTGGGTGAAAAAGCCGCTTCCTTAGCCTTTTCGGCATCTTTGCACTTAGCTTCCAGAGCTTCCTGAGTACGCTGTTCAAGCAATTTAGCGCGTGTCTGATTATTAAACCAAACCGCCGCCTCATAGGCATCCAAAAGGTTATCGACCACCCCTTTAGACAACAGCGCCGACATTTCCTTAATGACTTCACCAAAAAACGGATGTTTCCGATTTCCTTTGTCGTCAAGCGCTTCACCAAATTGTCGAACTTCCTCCGATACCACTTTCGAGGCCAACGCATCATTCAAGGACGCGCCTTTGCCTTGAGACATACCAACCGATTGGGCTTTCGGGCAAAAGTCCGTATGATAAACTTCTGCCAAAAACCGCATGGCTTCATTCGGCACCGTGCTGAGCATATCCTCAATCCGAGCCATAGCGCGCAGCCACTCTTGCGCCGAATGAATACCATATTGTTGCAACTCACCGCTCTTAGCGGCATAAATGTCATCAAACCACCTATACGCCCCCAAGTGATCGTGCAACGCACCAAAACCTTTTTCAATTTCCTGTTCACGCACTTTCAAATATCTGCGCCAGTCCTCAGGCAAATTCTTAAAAGTTTCGGCAAATTCTTTTTGATAAGCTCTTGGAGCCTGCAAAGTTTCATCTTCCGCCGCTTTTGCAACCTCCTCTGCTTTTTTCTCTATCTGTTCATCCTTCGCCTTGCGTTTTGCCGCCTTTTTTTCAGCCGAAAGTTTGGCAAAATGCTCCAGTTCCTCTCTAATTTCACTCATTTCCATATCCTTTTTTGATATTGTTGAACCAGCTCGGCAAAAATTTCACTTTGCCGCGCCACATCTTTATCCCGCCTGATTTTCCGAAAATAATCGGCAGAATAATCCGATTGCGCCGCCAACTGATGCGCACGCAAATACCGATCGATATCCGACGCCGAAGTCGCTACCGATCCATCCGGCAAAACCACGTCTGCCGAAAATTGTCGGGTAAAATAGGTCATCTTTCCCCACACTCCTTATTTTGCTAACAAAAAACGCCCGTTTTGCTTTTCACTTCAAAACAGACGTTCTTTTTTTGTCTTCCCAAAAACTTTATTCTTTGCGTTTCAACTCCTCAAACTTCAGTCCGATTTCGGCACGCTTCAGGTCATTTTGTTCTTTTTTAATCTCATAATCCCACAAATTTTTCTGTTGCTGCAACTGCACCACCGCATTCGACATATTGTCATTTTGCGCCGGTTTCGTTGCCTGTTTTGGCGCAGCCAAATCCAACGCTATTTTATCAAAACAGCTCGACAACACATTTTCATATTGACGGGCATTCGACAAACACGCCGTCATTCCGGCAATCATCTGCCGATACAAATTCAGCAATGCCGGTTGCTGACTCACCACGTTAAACGCTTGTGAAATCATATTGTGAATGGCGGTAATTGCTTCCAAATTTTTCGAAGCCTTGTCCCCCTCGCCAAAGGTCACATCACTTTCCACCCCAAACACCATACGTCGCAAATGCTCGGTCTTCAACAACTCTACCGCCGCCTGTGCTTCCGTGGTTTGCCGTTCCTCTTTAGGCAAAAATTCCAATAGTTTTTGCTTGTCAAACTGCTCACAAATAATATCGGCCTTAATACGAAACAAATCCGCCATAAAACGCTGCATATCGTTTTGTCTGTCCTGATTACGCAACGTGCCAAAATTGGTCTTCTTGGTCACCGCTGTTGCCGTATCACCCACGTTGCTTGCACCGCGCATAATATCGCTGACCCCGGTAATTTCATAAATAGCGTTCACAATCTCCTGTCGCCGCTGTGCCAAAGTCTGCAACGCCGTAATATATTGCGCAATCGGCATAAAATCGACCACACTTTGGATTCCGCCGGCCGCTTTCAGTCGATCAAAATCAGACAACGCCACCAAAGCCACATCTTTGTTCAAAATCGACCCCAATTCCGGAAAAGCATTGTCATAGCAACCCGACACCTTAATGGCTTTCATCGTCTTTTCCATCCGCGCCGTCACCCCGTCAAGCTCGTCTAACAAAGGCTTAATCTGCACATAATCCGGCACCGGAATCAAATTATCATTCGTCGAAGTCGCAAACAACGGTTTTGGCAAATGATAAAATACCGTTGCTCCCGCCTTATCAATCACCCTCAAAAAACGCTTTGGGCTAATCTTGCTCACATACAAAACCCGTTGCCCGACCTTGTCCCAAATTTCATACACTTCAACCGATTTTCGGCTCTGCTCCGTGCGGCACAAATCAGCCTTCACAGCCTCGCCAAACGTTTCAATCGCTTCTTCCGCCGTCAAATAATGCCTAATCCCAAACCATTGGCAATCTTCCCAAATTCCAACCTTATCCGCATCGGCAATAAAATAGCGCGGATCAACATATTCCGTCACCACGGCTTCATCAATTTTGATTTCGCGACTTTTTCC